CAGATATTGATAGTGGAGCAGATATATACATTGAGCCTTTCAAAGAGCCTAAGTATGTTAAAAATATGCATCACTTAGCGGTTTCTTATAATGAATTTGATAATGTAATAGACATTTTTTACAATAGAAGTTTGGTTCTTTCCGCTAAACACAACACGGCAGGAACATTTGAATTTGATAGAAGTGATTGCTTGATTGGAAGAACCACAACTGATGGAACAATTACTGCAAGGAACGCTTCTCAATATATGGGTGAATTTCATGAAATGTCTTTAGAAAGAGGAACAAAGAAAAAAATATCTTATAGTAATTCTTTGTTTCCGTTTTTTGATGATACTTTGTTGTATTTAAGATTTGAAGAGGTTGATGAGTAATGCCAGCAATAAGTATTGGTGGAGTTAAGGCTTCTTACAACTTAGCAGGGAATCCTCCCGTTCCCACTCCAAATGAATATTATGATGTTCCGACTAACGCACGAATTTATCATTCGGGCTATTTAAGCGGAGATAAATTGTTTATGATAATATATGAAGATGGTAGCGTTTCTACCGATACATTTCAAAGACCCATTTCTTCCGGTCATATACATACTGAATATTCAAATCTACACGCTACTGATGGATTCTCTATTAGATGTTTTGATAGTCATACAAATACAGGATTAAATTTATCAAGTATTAATTTAGCAAACAATGAATACTATGTTTTAATAAATTCAGATAATCATAATTTGTATCACTTTGCTAAAATAACTAAAGTAGTAAGTGCTGATGCTCAAGGAGATAAGTTTGAGTTTAGCCCAAGATTAGGTAAAGAAATAGCAAAAGGTGTTAAATTTAAAGTTTTTAAAGGCCCATCTAATGCAAATAAAATACTTGCTGTTTCGGCAGGAATTGATAAAGATATATCAATGCTAAATATAGCAAGACCCTACTTTTATTTTTATAATGATAAGTTAGATAAGAAAGATGAATTAAATCATAATACTAAATATATGCTTAGGAGTAGTTTTACAAATAGTAATGTAAATTCAATTACAGTAAATAGTATAAATCATGCCTTTACAACTGTTGCCGACCATAGATACAAAATAATAGATTATAGTAAATTTACTTACAAAATTAAATTAGAAGATAAATTAAAATTATTAGACGACCCTAATGTTGCTACAAGTAATGAAAGTAGCCTTCTTGCCGGAACTTTTACCGATACAACAGATTATAATGATTGTTTTATAAATGCAAGGCGAGATGTTGATGATAATTCTTCATCTTTAAATTTAGCAGGTCAAATGCGATATGTTTATTACAACTTTTCACCGGAAGATAATAATAGAATGCCTAATGTTTATGAATGCAATATTGCTGATTCATTTGATGCTAAGGCTGGATATGCTTCTCTTAAATTAATTGATAGCACTAAAAATTTATCAAATAAAGTGTATAATAATGATAGGTTCTTTGTTAATCAAAAATTAAGCGAAGAAAATTTAAATGATTGGGTTGAAGTTGGAACTATTAACGCTTTAGTAAATGCTGGAACACGGACTTATTCTTTAGAAGGAGAAGTTGAAAGACCTAATTTATATTTTAGTGCCAATAATGAAATAAAAATAGGCGAAAGAATTTGTATTGTTAATGGTGTCGCATCAACACATAACATTATCTTAGAAAATCATAGTCGTTTAACAACGGAATCTATTTTCACAAATACTACTTCTTTAACTTCTTTCTCTAATGGAACAAAAGTATATAGAAGAAGATTAAATCCTGTTGATAATACTTTTATAACAGCAACAAATATATCTGGAGATAAATTAGAAAAATTAAATGCTATTATTCTTTCAAATCAATACAAAAATTTCTATTGTCGTATGGGTAGTTTTATTTCTAATGTGAATGAAGAATATGGTTTATTGACGCTGACTTTTGAAAATAATTTAATGGATAATGAGAGTGCATTAAGATATATATTTGGACAGATTTTATTAAATTATCAAGTGTTTTTTGGAGAGGTAGAGAGAATAAATAAAACTTTAGAAAATCAACAAAGCGTTTTTGAAGTTGAAGGAAGAAACACATTATCTAAATTAGTTGATATTATTATTAATAAAGATACTTTATTTAGTGCTGATTTTATTACAACAGGATTCAGCCCATATAACGATTTAACAGTAGTTGGTAATGCTACATGGGGTCAAGGTCAGGGTTCACTAAATATCAATTTTACAAGCGGAGTGACTTTATCCGAAGGCGACCATTTATGGTCTAATTATGGTTATTTAGGTCAAGTTTCTGCAAGTGGTTCTAATATAACAAATTACTCTTTAGTAAATGGCCCTTCAAGCGAAAATGGGCCAACAACTAATATTGATAAAAAAGTGTATAAAGAAACAAATAAACATTATATTTTTGGTAAAGCGATGGCTTCTAATCCTTATACTAATTCAGTTACAAGTTTAGCAGGAGCAAGTGATAAAGGGTTATTTTTTAATGATGGTGTTAAACTTACAGGAACAAAACTAAATAATTTGGTTGAATCAACACCATTAGTCGGTTCTGCGGAAGATTCTCACATAAAGGCTCAAGGATTTAATATTAGTAAAACTGAAAATTTATTAAGTGATTTGCCGTTTCAAGCGACGATTGATGGTTTTACTGATGAAGTAATTAATACTTTAATTGATTTTACAGTTATTGAAGTCAATGAAGATAAAACATTAACAACTGTAAAACTTGCCCCTTATATGCCTTTAACTTTAGGAAGAGAAACAGAAAATTATTTAAATTTAGAATCGCCATCATTAGCAGGTTTAGGTAATTTTAGCAGTTATGTTGAAACCGATGCAACAAATGGACATAGACACATTCTATTAACTACTGAAAGTTTTGGGCATTCAACTAATATGGCAATTTTAACTGACTTGCGAGTTGGCGACCCGTTATTTGCTAATAATCAATTTATTGGTAGATTTACAGGTTATCAAACAAGACAAGTTTCTGCAACTAACAGTATAGGAAATGTAGCAGATTCTACTCGTATTTTTGTTGATAGACCCGTAAGTTTAACTGTGGGAGATGCAATTAGTTGTATATATCAATATGGAAATAAAATTATACCACTACATTTAGTAAATGGAGCGCATTTACACCTAAACAAAATGATAGGTATGATAGGACAAAGAGCAACAAACACTACCGTAAAAAAATATAATTTTAAATTAAATTATCAAAATACAAGTCAGCAAATAGGGCAAAACACCTATACAACCGAAGTAGATAATATACGAAGATACAATGATAGATTTCATAGAATTTTTAATTTAGAAAAAGGACAAATAGGAGATAAAAAATACAATCTTGTCAATGTAAAAGAAGATACTATTGGAGGAAATACTACTCCGCTAAAGGGTGTAAATAAACCATTTTATCCCTTTTCATCAATTTTTAACTATTATGTTGATACTTATAGTAGCCACCCTACTCTTTCCTCGCCATTAAATATAATAGAAAGTATTTTTGAAACGAGTTATGTGAATTATAGACATTTACCAATTGGTCTAAGAGGAATTAGACCGATTACATATTCCAATTTTGCTGATAAAAAATTTGTTCCTCCTGCTACTGTGGACATAACTGATAGTAATGGTGGAAATAATAAAGACCCGACTTATCAAGTTTTATTACCAAACACTCCAAGTAATTTATATTCACACCCGCCTAATAACGCAGGAGGCATAGAAAGCATATTTAATCCTCTTTTAGTAAGAGATAAATTACATCAAATTGATAATAAGGCCGCAAGGTTATTTTTATATGGTAATAGAGATATAGAATATTATACTTCAAGAAGAACAGATAGTTTATTAAATAGTGCAACAAGAACATTAAGTAATTATGGTTTGTTTTCTATTGATTCCCCTATTGAAACTTCTCATTCTGTAAGTAAAAATGATACTTATGGAAATACTGTTTCATCTGTTCATTTTGATACAAGTTATAAACATTCTAATATTATTAACAGTAATAAAACATTATCTAATCTTAAAAGATTTTCATTAATGAGATTAACCGAGTGCGTTTTTGATTCATTTTTTAATCCTATAAATCCTGAATTTGATGTTCCGGAAGATTCTTCCGTTGAATCAACAGGATTATCTGCTTTAAAAGTATATGATACGGGAGTTAATACTTTAGCCTCATTACCTGCTATTGGTAGTAATGATATTACTTTACAAAATAATCCGGGTTTAGCAGGTATTCAGGTTAATGATTTTATTATTGACCGTTTAAGTAATAAAATTGTAGCAAGAGTTACCGCTATAAATAATAATGTATTAACTTGTGCAGGTGGAATATTTTATACTCGTATAAATAACGGACAAAGCACTTCAACCGCAAATCAACATTATACTTCTACTAATTCAATTTTATCAGGATTTGCTTATATTGTTGGAGATAGTTTATTATATGTTAAAAATGCAGATATTATAAATTCTTTAACTATTGGTGGGAGAGATGTAGGGTCAATATTGTATGAATATCCTATGGGTAATGAAAATTATACTGATTTTAGATTTAAAGCAACTAATATTCATCTTTTATATGGAACAATAATGACGCAAGACGATAGATTTACGGGAAGTAATGACCCTCTTGGACAAAGTAATGCAAATGACCGCATAACCCCTTCAACATGGAGTGATTATTATATTGCTAATTCAGGAAATGCAGATGTTATTCCAATAAGTATGAGAAATATAAGAAAAACTGATATTTATG